AAGATGCGTTCTTAACTCCGGACGATCCGCGGTTTAGGGTGCTGTATCCAAAGCAATATAAGGAATTAATGAAGAAAAAAGATGAAGATAACAATGGAAAAAGTAAAAGTAACAACAAGGACAACAACGCCGGAACTTAAACTAGAATGGCCAAAACTCCTCAAATAAAACCCGACGATTTATCCATCTTAGCGTGGATATTTGAGAATCAAGTAGTCTCTGAAAAAGGTGAGATGCTTGATTTTTCTGACCGCCTATTTTTGATAGATATTCTGACTGATTGGAGTGACCAGATAGTGATTAAGAAGTGTGCGCAGATTGGAGGTTCTGTTACTTTCAACCTCAAAGCGCTATTCGCTATTATCAAGTTCGGCTGGAACATTATGTACACCTTTCCAACCGATTCTGATGTTAGTGAGTTCGTTAGTTCAAAGACCAACAAGATATTGGCCGCGAACCCGCAAGTATTCAAGGGAATAAACACTGACAACATTGAGCGTAAGGAGTTCAACTCTAGGTTCATGTTCTTCAAAGGTACTGTATCTAAGACCGCGGCTATTATGACCACGGCCGATTTGTTGATACACGACGAGGCCTCACGTTCCGACCAGTCTGTGATAGACACAATGAAATCTCGTATTAAGGCGTCCGAGTTTAAGGGTAGGTGGTTATTCTCTAACCCTACAACTGAAAAGGATGCGATTGATATTAACTGGCACAAGTCAGATAAAAAGGAATGGACTATTACCCACAATGGTACTAAGAAAAGTCCGGGGTGTGGCAAGGAACAAATAATGTCATGGCCATTGAGTGTGAATATGGAGAAAAAGCAATTCCAATGTATATATCCGGAATGTGGTGGATTGGTGACAAAGGCTGATAGGCGTGTGGGTAGGTGGGTAGCACAACAGCCGGATAAGAAAATATCTGGATACCACATATCGCTACTCATGGCGCCGTGGGTATCTGCCGAGGAAATCATCTCTGACAGTGAGGGCGATCAAGAGTATTTTTATAACTTCGTATTAGGAGAGCCATATACTCCGGGGGGAATTAAGGTCACACGTGAGACCATATTGGACAACTGGACGCCTAAGAATCTTGAAACTGGGGATTGGTATTTAGGTGTTGATGTCGGTAATATCAAACATTATGTACTGGGGAGTTTATTGGGACCGACTAAAATAGGGCGTTTTTCACAGTGGTCAGATTTGGATGAAATGATGAAACACTACAAGCCTAAACTGGTTATTGACGCCATGCCGGATAATACTATGAGTAAATATTATGTGGAAAACTACCGCGACGCGCTGATGTCGTTCTTCCAACAGAATAAAAATAACCCTAAAACCATTGTATGGTGGGGTGAGAATGATAGGTCTGGTATAGTGTATAGTAACCGGAATAGGATTCTGGATCAGCTGATAGATGAGATATTAAACGCTAGAATATTGTTTGGTTTAAGTTCTGATTCGGAAATTAAGAACTATTTAAAGCACTGGGAGACGTTACGTCGTATCAAGGTGGTGGACAATATGGGTATTGAAAGCTACGAATGGGACAGTACTACCGGTGAGGACCATTATGTATTTGCAACTCTTTATTATTATTTGGCGACACTTGGAGGCTACGGCATTGGGAAGTATATGCCGGAAGCTTTACGCGGAACTGACTCAAAAGTTTTAATTGGCAACGATAATGTGATGGGCGACCTCGGGGAAATTCTTGCACAGAACAATGATTGGCCGCATCCGGACTTATAAACAGTATGCAGTTGCACATTACTTTTAAATGTGTGCTATTATTAAGGACATGAAGATATCAGAACTAAACGACAAACAGCTCTGTAAACTGATTGACAACAGATACAAATCATCTGAAACTGTTTGGGATACGATTGAAAAAACTTACAATACTAACTTAAAAATTTATCAAAACGAGCCGGACTATCTCGCTAAGTTGCCGGTCAAGAAATCTAAGGTCCGGGCTAACCGGATTTTTGTGAATATGGAGACTGTCATAAACAGTCTTATTTCCAATCCTCCTAAACCTCTTATTCTAGCTGGCCGTGATACGCCGGAGGCTAAAGCGCTTTCTATAAGACAGGAAAAGTTTTTTCAGAATAAGTATGACGAGAGAAACGTCAAAGAGACAATTCGTAAAGGACTTCGTAATCTGTACTTTGGACGCTTGATGGTATTAAAGCCATTTTGGAATGCGAAGCTAAACGATTTTGATGTTCGGGCGATTCCTCCAAAAAATGTTCGGTTTGCCAAGACAGCAACGTGTGAGGAAGAATCAGATTTTGCTATTGAGGATATTACAGATAATCTTGCCGCAGTTATAAAAAGGTTTCCAAAAAAGAAAGCTGATATTTTAAAGAAAGCCGGACTGAAAGAGGAGGCAGATATTTTAATTCAGAACCCAGAAATAAAATACCAAGAGGCTTGGATTTCTGACTATGTGATTTTTAAATACGAAAATATTATTTTGAAAAAAATCCGGAACCCATATTTTGATTGGGATGGAGTGTTGATTACGCCGGAAGAAAATATGGTGTTACAATCTAATGAGACAACGAACATAGAGCGCCGAAACATTTTGAGTTCCGCCAAAGCAGAACAGGAGGTAAGGAGGATGCCACAACAGGAGGGATTAGAAAATCCTATTATATACTCCGCGTATATGTTTAACCACTTCAACCATCCGCGTAAGCCGTACATCATTTCTACAATTTTTAATAATGAGAAGTCACCTATCGGTCAGACAGACATGATTACACAATCTGCACCGCTACAAGAAAACATTGATGAAACTAAAAGGGATATTACAGCCAACGCTAAACTTGTGAATGGTATTATCAAGGTGGATAGTACTGTGATGGACAAGGCAGACGCTCAAAGGATGCGATTTGAGACCGAGGGAATTGTTTGGGGTAAGGGTGCTGTGCAAGGAGTACAGCGTGAAACTGGTCCAGCTCTCCCAGCCTTTGTTGTTGAGAATATGCAAGACTCACGAAGGGAGATTGACGATATTATGGCCGCTTCATCTGCTTTCAAAGGAATTCGCGAGGGACAGGAAACGCGAGGTGGAAGATTGGCACTTATTGATCAGTCATTTTTGCGACTTAACGAACTCGTCCAAATTATAGATTATACTAACGAAGAATTATTTAACTGGTTCTATCAGTTGGCAAAAGTAAATTACACAGAGCATCACTATTCCAAATCTCTAGGAAGTACTGCGGCGACAGAGATTCTAACCTTAATACAGGATGACTTTGAGGATGGTTCAGAGATTAGAATGTTGAGTGGTAAGACACTTCCAGAGGATAGGCAGTTCAAATACGAACAAGCTCAAAATGACTTTGAAAAAGGATTGCTTTCACCTGTTGATTACTTTGAAGTTGCTGGATATGAATCACCAGCAGAAAAAGCAAAGAACAGAGTTATCTATGATTTGAACGCTCCACACGCGGTAGGTATTCCTCCGGAAGAATTACAAAAGATTGCTCCGGATACAGAGGAGGAACCGCCTAAACTTAGTATTAAATATGAGGACCTTACACCAGATGGTAAGGTACAACTAGCGGCAAAAGCTGGAATTGAACTAAATCCAAAGATGGTAGTTGCCGAGGAAATGAAGAAACAAAGAGATGAGGCTGACAGAGAGTCATCAAAAAATGATATTGCTAACCGGTCTATTGAGGCGAAGAAACCGGTAGAGAAAGAGAAAGCGCCTAAGTTTATTAATTATTAAGTGATCAAGCGATACTGTTTCAGCCATAGGGCCAAGTCACAGTAGAGGCAATCTAATAACATGGATATAAATCCCGACAATTACGAGAGTAATATGGAACTTAGTGGGAGTGAGGAGGCTCCGGCGGAAACGCCAGCCGAGGAAACACCAACCCCCGAAGAACCAAAAACCGAGAACGCTCCGGCTGAACCTACGCCAGAGACTAAATCGGAGGAGGAAACTCCTAAAGAAGATGCACCGGAACCAATTTTATATGACGCGCCAGATGGCCGTAAATTGACTGCCGAGCAACTTCAAACGGAATGGAAAGATAATTTTCTTCCAGAATTTACGCGAAAATCACAGGCACTAGCCGACATTGAGCGTGAAAAGGAACTTAATAGAACTCCGAAAGAGGAGCCGAATTGGAAAAACCCGGATTATGTTCCGGAGAATTATGGCGAAGTTATTGAGATAGCTAAAGCCGCCGCTATTGAAGAAATGAATAGTACGGCAAAAGCAGAGCAAGAGAGAGTCGCGGCTATTAAAGCTGGAGTGGAAAACGAACTAAAATCACTCAAAGCGACAGACAAAGACCTTGATGAAAATGCTCTATTCCAACACGCTAATAAGTATGGTTTTCAAAATCTGAAATCGGCGCACGTAAATATGATGGACATGAAATCGTCAGTTGTGAACACAGAGAAGCGAGTATTGAAAGATACTGCAAAACGCGAAGCCGACCCAATCTCAACTGGACCGGGAGCTGAAGCCCCAGATTCTTCTGGATATGACCCAGCTGAAATGTCTCAATATGATGGTGCCGCTGAATATTTGGCCCACTTGAAAGGGAATAAATAGAAACTTAAAAAAATGACATTTTCTGAAGCTGTAACGAGCGTAACCCGTTCGTATATCGTACCTAAGTGTTACGATACAATTTCAAAGGGTTCACCAGTCCTAATGAAGCTCTTGCAAAACGCAAAGCCGTGGAAAACTGGAGTAAGTTATGACGTCATAATTAAGTACCAAGATTCTACTAATGGTGGTAACACTGGTGTAGCTGACAAACTTGATACTGACAGGCAGAACGTACGAACAACAATGAGCTTCAAGCCAAAGATGGCTTACAAGCCTATTGTTATTGCTAACATTGAACAAACTCTCAACGAGGGAGATGAAAGAGTTATTGACCTCTTGGAAGCGGAGTTTGATTCACAGGCACAATCTTTGATGCAAGTCATGGCCTCAAACTTGTGGACTGGAACCGGAGCTGGAAACAGTTGGGATTCAATCTACAATGCCGCTGACGACGCAACAAACTTTGCAACATATGGAACTCTTGCGAGAGCAACATATACAACTCTTAATGGATACTACCTAGCATCAGCTGGAGCTTTGACTCTTGCTAAGATGGCTACAGCGTACGACGCGGTATCTATTGGTAACGATAGTCCAGATATTATCGCTACTACAAAATCAATCTGGTCTACATATGAGTCACTTTTGACTACAACTGTACGAGCTGGATATACACAAAACGGATACCCAAGAATGAACGCATTTGGAATGGTATCTGGTTCACAAGCTCTTGCGGGTACGCAAGGTTTTGACGTGTTGTTCTTCCGAGGGACACCAGTTGTTAAAGATGAGCAAGTTCCATCTGGAAAGATGTTCTTCATTAACACTAACTATTTCGGATTCAAAGGAATCAACATTTCTGGTCTAAAGCAAGTGAACTTTAAGAAGTCTAATGATGGAGTACCAGAGGGTGTTCCGGGACGAGTCCCATCAACAAGGGGATTCAACTTCCGTGACATGATGAGTCCAGTAGACCAACTTGCAGAAGTAGGTCACATAATCTACGCCGGAAACTTCATTTCAGAAAACCCTCGCCTACAGGGCCAAATGGTAGGTGTAACCTAAGCCATTAGCGACCAGTAGTATTATTATTCGTTTAATCATAAAAATATGAGCGACGAGGAAAACACAACTCCAGAGGAAACCGCTGAAGAAGCGGCTCCAGAAGCGGAGGCTCCAACAGAGGAGTAAAAATTATTCAATTAAGTGCAGTATGCACGAATAGACAGAGGTTAAGAGCTGAAGTCTGAAAACAATTATATGAACCAAGTAACATTTCAAAACGTAAAGGACACAACAACATCACCACAATTCAATGTGGGTCAGAGAGGTCAAACTCCAGATGGACGTGAGTTCGTTTACGTTAAGTCAGCTAGTGAGGCTATATCAGTAGGAATGGCAGTCGTTCCAGACACTGTTGTTGCTGTTGATACAGTTTCATCTAGTGACGACGCTTTAGAGCGAACAGTTTACATTACCAAAGCATCAGCCGGATGGACAGTAGGTCGATTCGCAGAGGCATGGGTATATGTGGACGCTGGTACTGGTGTGGGACAAGCTGGACGTATTAAGACTAATACAACCGACACACTAGAACTTTATCCAGAATTTGCTTTCGGTACAGACTTGTCTGTTGCTGACAGTGATATTACAATCCGCGAGCCGTGGAGTGTTGAGAAATCAGCTGTAACATCAGAAATTCAAGGATGTGTTGGTATTGCGCAAGTAGCAATCGCCAGCGGTTCTTACGGATGGGTGCAAACCCGTGGTGTTGGTGTAGCTTTGGCTGGTGAAGCCCTAACTGTTGGAGCCGCGTTTGAAACCGGTGATGACACAGAGGGAACAGTCCACAAAGCTGTAACAGCTAAAGGAGCATTTGATGGCCAAACTTTGGGTTACTGTCTCGTCGCTAACGCGTCAGCAGATACTAACGCACTTGTTTGGATTAACATTGAATAGTTGATTCTTGCTATAGCCCTTTAAGCATCCAACGTATTTAGAGGGCTATATGCAGTATTTAACTGCTATCTGGGAACGGCGAAGCCTAGATATTTATCAATCTAATCATTTATTACAATGAATGAATCAGATTACAAGATAGTTCGTATAACGAACATCACAGACTTTGATTTCACTGGAGAACTGGGCGCGCGCTATGCCGGCCGCGACTTCTTCGTACCAGCTGGTGGATCTTTATTAACCCCATTAACTGTGGGAAACCATCTTGCTACTCACCTCGCAAGACAGATAATGCTTCGCGGCGCACCGGTCAGAGATGGCGGGGAAACCGACGGAAAAGGCTCTGACAGACCTCTTTGGGACGACTCTCGTATTGACGAGTTAAAGTCTCAAATAATGAAAGAAGTCTATGAGGAGGAGAAGAAAGCCCCTCAAACCGAGGGCGAAAGGATGGCCGCTAAAGTTGATGAATTAAATAAAGAAGTAGAGCCAGAGGACGCTGTAGGCGGAAATATAGATGCTTCAGCGATAACACCAGTGGAGGAAACCAATTCGGCACCTGTTTATCAAGATAAGGCGGAGGTTATTAGTGCATTGAAAGATAAGGGAATTTCTTTTGACGCAAGGGGAAGTAAAGCGACACTTGAAAAACTTTTGACCCAAACCGAAGCAGAGTAGATGGTAGCCGGGTTATTTAGGAATTGCGTAACGAAGATGCGCGGTGTCACAACCGCACCCGGCGTTGATTGTATGAGAAAGATTAAACTTACAAAAGGTAAATACGCTTTAATTGATATGGCTATTTCAGCTATTAAGAAATATAAACAATTACAATGGAGCGTTTAGATGAAGAAAAATTTGATACTCTAAAAGAGCTTGCTGACCTACAAGGCAACATAGCTCTTGGTCGTGCCGAGTTAAAGAAATTAAAGGAAACGACAGAGGAGTATATGGTAATCCGCGAAGAACAAGCGGAGGGCCGAGTTATTAAGGTTTTGAACGAGAGCCGTAGTGCGTTAGAAGAAACAACAACTAACCATAAAGAGCTTGCTGGCTATAACAGCGAGCTAAAGGCTTACGCTAATGAGTTAAGTGTTCTTGCTATAGATATTACGACTCTTTTCCAAGACTTTAATAAGAGAATGGATCAAGCTGATAAAGATTTAGAGGAGGGTAGAAAGCTAGTCTCCGAGACAGTAAAGGAATTAAAGGTGGAGACTGTAAGAGTAAGAGAAGATAGAAAGCAGTTGGAGCGTGAAAAAGCTCAACTTAGAAAACAAGCCAAACTTATTAAGGATAGAGAGGCTATGCTTAAACGAGACTTTGACGAATTAAGAAAATTAAAAGCTAATAAATAATTATTATGGCAGATTTACAAGGAATTATTGCACCAGTATCAAATGCAAATACACCATCAATAGCAAGCTCTACAACAGCGCTTGCGGCTAATCCGGCTAGAGGCGCGTGGATGATTCAAAACCTAAATGGCGCAAACCCTTTGTTTGTGAACTTAGGAGGGACCGCTTCAACGACAGTATTTCATGTCGTATTAAAGCCCGGAAGTGGAAATGATGATGGTTTGGGTGGAAGTTTTGCACAAGAAAACGGGGTTATCTTTACTGGAGCTGTGACTGTTGCTGGGACTTCACCACGCTATACAGTTACAGAATTAACTAAATAGAAACATGATTGAACAACCAGCACCAAACCCGAAAATCTCTGATAATGTAAAAAAGAATGATGCTATTGTTAGGGATAAAATCACAGTGAATGAAGCCGAAGTAAAGCGTTTGGGTGGCATAATTAGGTCATCTAAATACGAAATCGGTGAATTAAATAAGCAACACCAAGCAATTAAGGAGGATATTCTTAATGCAAATAAAGAGAAAATTACAGCTAAAGCGGAAGTAGAAAAGCTTGATGGCGACGCAAAGAGAGCTTTGATTACTGTTACAGAGCTTCAAAAAACGGAAGCTGAACTTAAAGAGAAGTTTGACGCGCGCGAGGAGAAGATAAGTGAAAAGGAAAAACAATTAATTCAAAGGGAGAAGTTTCTTTCTGAAAATGAGAAAGCAATAAGGGAGGCAAAAACTGAAATAGACGCTGTGCTTGAAAGTATAAAAAAGAAAAAAGAAGCGCTAACTGAAGCATTAAGTAAAATATAAAATGGAAGTAGTACAACCCGGAGCCGGAGGATTAACAATAGGAGATGAAGTGACTGATGGAACAATCGGTTCTGTCCTCTTTATTGATGGTGCCGGCCTCTTGGGTGAGGACAATTCTAACTTTTTTTGGGACGATTCAAATAACCGACTAGGGATAGGTAATGCTATTCCTTCAACAGCTTTAGAAGTAACAGGCACAATTTTAGGTACAACAATTCAAGGAGCTAATGTTACTTCGGGAGCTAACCCTGGACACACTCACACTAATACAAGCGTTAGTGGTTTTTTAGTAGATGATGCAGATGACACTACTACTGGCAGAATAACGTCAGCAGGACTTACTACATCAGAAGACATATTAACAACAACAAACGACAGTGATGATATAGGAGCAGAAGCTACCAGATTTGCAGATTTTTATCCAAGTACAATTAGAAGTCTCAAATTTGAAAATACAGGCTCTACCGTTAATTTAACTACAGGAGCAACTGCAAACTATACTGGTGTTATACGGGGAGATACATCTTCTAGTCCAGGAACGGTGAATATAAACATAGACACCGTTAATGATAAAACCCCCTCTATTTGGATGGGTTATGCAAATACAGATGTGGCTAATGATGTAATGACAATAACAGCAAGTAGTTTAGGTTGTATCATATTAGGTAGTGTGTCTGATTATGTAAACGGGGCGCAAGGTGGTGCTTCGTCACTTATAGCGAATGATGTAAACTCTGCAATTATAGGCACCGCTTTTGTGGGTGGAGAATTTGGTGGTGGTACTAAAAGCACAGCGACAATAACTTCATCTGGTAGGGGTTCCTTGGTGGTAGGTACTTGTGGTTCGCAAGGTGACTTCTGTATTAGTGGTTGTTTGGGAGAAAACAATACGACAGCTATGACAGTATCTGGTGATGGTTCTATGAAAGTTGGTCATATACAAACAGCGACTGGTGCGGAGGGGCACATAGCTAACTCTACTGTAAGTGGAAGTGGCTCTCTTTCAGTATCAAGAATTATTAGGGGAAATGAGGTGGTGAGTGGTGGTGGTTCACTTTCGGTTGGATATTACGATATGACAGCAAACACTATTGGTCTTACTCATTCAGGTATAGGTTCTCTTGCTGTCATTAACGCCCAAAACGATTACGACAACATACTTAGTGGTAATGGAAGTTTGCTTGTAGGAACAGCAGAAGGAGCCCCCATTTTAAAAAATACTGGAAATGGTAGTTTCGCAATAGGGGAAGCTATAGGTAGTAATGTGATGGTAACAGCTAACAACGCTATTCAATTAGGAGAGGGTACAAACGCTGTTGCAGAATCTATGCAGATTCTAAACAACCTCTCAATGAGAGGAACGGGAGATATATGGCATGATGGTGATGATGTGGGTTCAGTTTACGGAGAAGAACAGGATGCAGAAATAATTTACAATGGAACTAATTTAGTTATTGACCCAGATTTAGTAGGTTCTGGTAGGGTTTACATAGGAGCAACAGGGGATGATGACCTACTCTTGAACGATATTGAAATAGATGGAGACTTAAACCACGATGGAACAAACATAGGCTTCTACGGCACAGCACCAGCCGCACAGTCGGCAGCTTACACGAGAAATGCTACTATTGTAGAAGATAGAACATTATTAGCCTCTGCAAGTGCTACGACATTAAACAACAACAATGTCTTAGCGGCATTGATTGCAGATTTACAAGCAATAGGTATATTAGGATAATATGGAAGATAAAAAGATACCAACAAAAACAGAAGTAAAGTTTAAAAAACTTAAAAAGCCTGTAGACATACAATATCCAGGAGGTAATGTTCCTACCTTATATGTGGAGGAGGTTACAACGTTAATAAAAGACATTGATGGCGTAGAAAGAAAAGTAGATGTGACAGAAATACCCGTTCATAAAGAACCCATGACAGGGGGTCTTGATGCCCACGTTCTCAGACTTGAACAAGAAATTCTGGCTGTAAAAGCACGGAAGAAAGAGCTAGAAGATTTAATATGACTGACGCAATAAGGGACAATAATCATAGGCCGGTATTGATAGGAACATCCTATGTGGATGGCGTTACTCCTGTTCCTATTGCTTTAGACGCTTCAAACCAAATGCTTGTAGATAAGACGAGTCATGCCTCTGATTTAGTTGGTCATTGGAAGTTTGATGAGGCGGCGGGAACTACAGCAGACGATTCTTCTCTTAGTGAATTAGATGGAACAATTATAGCTGACAATGTAACTCTTGATGGTTCTGATTTTACTTTTGATAATGTAGATGTAGAGTATAAAGTACGCGCAACTGGTACAGTAGATAAGTTTGAATCTGGAGATATGACTTGGAGTACTTGGATAACGCCAACAAATGTCTTAGCTTCTCAATATATCTGGTGCAAATATAATGTAAGATTTTCACTTAATGGAAGTAACCACGTGAGATTTGCTTGTGGCAGAATGACTGACTCTGGTGGTCCAACTTATGATACTGACGCTATTCTTGCTATGGAAAACGATACAGAATATCACTTAGTTGGTCAGTACCACCCAGACCCAGTTGGTGGAAATGGATATATAAACTTGTATGTAGATGGAGTATTACAAGATACTAAAAATATAGGTGCTCTAGAAATATGGACAGGTTATGGAAACAAAGATTTACAATGGGGAAATTCAAATCATGGTTCTGCAGTTCCATATGAGGGCAAGATAAGAGAATCAAGAATATATAAACGACTACTTACGGAGACAGAAATAGGAGAATTGTACGCTAACGATACAGCGGTGATTACACCTGTAACCGCATCTTTGACCGGAAACGCCTCGCGCGACAATAACCACGTCCCAGTAATGATGGCAGTAGATTCAACAGATGCAACAAAAAAGTTACCTGTATATGTTAATCCAGATACAGGAGCAGTATTAATAGAAACTAATTAATAATTATTATGACCGACGCAATAAGAGACGATAATCATGTACCAGTATCAACCGGTGTTTCCAGCACCGACGCTACTGTTGTACTACCTTTCAAGGTAAACCCCGCCACTGGGAGACTTTTGACGGACACTGATAGTGGAGGATCTGGAGACCTAAAAGCTGATGGAACGGTACCAATGACAGCTGATTTTAATCTTGATGGAAATAATATAGACAATGGAGGTGTTATATTCCTAAAAGAGCAAGCGGAGGCAGACGCGGACGTAGCTGGAAGTGGCCAGATATGGGTGAATACAGCTACTCCAAATGAACTATGGTTCACGGATGATGCTGGTACGGACTTCCAACTCGGACTTCCGGGCGCGGGTGACTTGCTGGCGGATGGTACGATACCTCTTACTGCGGACTGGGACGTTGGTGCATACACAATAACAGCTAAAAGTTTTGTAGCAGATACTTCAACACCATCTACTTTTGCTGGAGCTATAGACATAACAATAGCTGATACTGTAAACGACATAGGACTTACTGTTACACAGAATGATACGACTAATAATCCTCAAGCAGTCAGCATAACTAACGCTGGAACAGGAAACGGTCTAGTCATAGACCAGAATGGAACAACAGCAAACTCAGAGACTGCTGGTGCCCTCTTTGTATCAAACACTGGAAATGATGGTATTGGTTTAAATGTGTTTTCTGATAATACTGGAGACCAGGTAAATAAACTTGTTCAGTTCAAGGCCAAAAATGCCGCCTTTGACACGCAAGTCCTAGAGGTTTTTCAGGGCGGAAGTGGTGGGGGAATACGGGTATCCAACAATGGTGCAGGGAATGGAATCTTCATTGACCAGAACGGTGAGGGGGGAAGTTTTTACATAGACACCGAAGCAACATCTTCTACGGCACTTGAAATCTATGGACAAAACACATCTGGAACAATGGTGCATTTTGAAAATGAGGGAATACAAGCAAGTGGGCAACTGATAGCAGTTATACAAGAACACGCTACCTCTGCGGCGGGCGCAGTAGTGGTTAGGAATGACGGAACAGGAATCGGGCTTCTTTTAGACCAGAACGGAGAGGCTTTAGCTTTAAGTATTGACGCTGAAAATACAACATCTGACGCTGTACTTATTGACGCAACAACAACAACTGGAGATACTTTACAGATTTCTTCCAGCTCTCTAACAACAGGAAGATTAGCTACGTTCTATTCTAATTCTTCAACAATAGATAACGTCTTTGTGAATATGCACTTAGACCACGCTAGTTCTACTGCAGTTCTTCTTAATCTTATAAATGATGGAACTGGAACTGGAATTGTGTTAGACCAAAATGGAAACGCAAGAAGTTTACATATAGACTCTGAAGCTACATCACTGCCAGCAGTAGAAATAGACATAGTAGACGGAGACGCACACCTAAGACTTGTAGGAGACTCTGGTAACGCAACACCTACAGAGGGAGACCTTTGGAGAGAATCAGATGGACTTAAATACTATGATGGTTCAGCAGAACAAAACCTCTTAGACAACCTACCACTAGCAGGGGGGACAATGACAGGGGCTATTACTCTGGGTGAGAACGCAGCAATAGCACTAGACCCAGCAGGCTCAGCAGATGGTAAATATTCAGGAACAACAGTAACAGGAACAGCAGGTGTAAACCTTGTCTTTGGAGATTTAGTTTATCTAGCAGTAGCAGACTCTAAGTGGGAGAAGACAGACGCAGATGCAGTAGGAACAGCAGGAACAGTAATGCTTGGAATAGTAGTGGTGGCAGGAGATGAAGACGCTTCAGTAACACTTCTTCTTAGTGGAATTATTAGAGCTGATGCAGCCTTCCCAACACTAACGGTAGGGGCACCAGCATACGTGGGAGTTACAGCCGCAGCAATACAGGTTGCAGCACCATCTGGAACAGATGATGTTGTAAGAGTGGTTGGTTATGCTTTAACAGCTAACGAACTTTACTTCAACCCTTCTCCCGACCATATAACAGTAACAGGATAATATGGCTGATTTTCAGACACACGCAACCCTTACGCAGAACCTCGTATCTTATTGGGATATGGAGGAGGCTTCTGGTGTTCGTATAGACAGACACGGAACTAATCATTTATCAGACATAGCCACGGTCACACAGGCTACGGGTAAGCTTGGCAACGCTGGGCAGTTTACTTCTGCCAACTCAGAACAGTTAGATATATCGGACAACGCATCCCTTTCAATTACGGGAGACCTTTCTGTTTCTGTTTGGGCTTATTTTGATTCCCTTAAAAACTGTATGATAGTTTCAAAGCGTGATGACGCATCTACTAGGTCATATACGTTTACTTATGAATACGGTTCAACAGAACTACAGTTCATTATCTCTTCTGACGGAACGAGCGGGGATGAGACAACGGGTGCTGTTACGTGGACACCAACCCTATCAACTTGGTACCATATTGTTTGTATTTATAGGGCTAGTTCTGGAGAGGTAGACTTTTATATAGATGGCTCACAGCAAGGAAGCACACAAGGGTCATTGAACACATCTATTGCTGATACAAGTGCTGACTTTAATGTGGGAGCTAATGGTACCAGTGGGGACTATATGAATGGAAGATTTGACGAGTTAGCTCTCTGGTCTAAAGAACTTACATCTGGAGAAGTAACAGCTCTATACAACTCTGGTACACCTTTACCATACGCAACAAAGACAACATCTAAATTTGTAAGAGCTACTACTCAATATCTATCTATTCCAGATAGTGCCAGTCTTTCAATGACTTCAACAGTAACTATTGAAGCGTGGGTAAAGGTTGGGCTAACCCCAGCAACAGACGAAGGTTATTATGTTTTATCCAAGGGGATAGATGGTGGTGCAAATTCGTATAATGTTATCTACCAGAATAGTAGTGATGTTTTTACAATGAAAATGAACATCTATGATACTGCCGCAGATACAACAAATAATATTTCTTCTTGGTCTACAGGGGAACTAGATGTAGGTAGGTGGTATCATATGGCTTGGACTTTTGATAAAGATTCTGCTGGAACAGAATGTGAATTTTTTATGGACGGAGTTAGTTGGGGAACTGCCGCTAATGCCGCTGACGATATTGACGATAATACTGGCTTGGTTTACATAGGTAGTAACCCCGGCAACACCAATGGTTTTGATGGAGAGATTTGCGAAGTCCGTATTTGGAATGACATAAGAACCCAAGCAGAAATTACAGCTAACGCTAGAGTAGAACTTGACGGAGATGAAGCTGGGCTAGTGGGTTACTGGAAAATGAATGACTACACACGACTTCTTGACCTTACTTCAAACAGTAACGACATCACAGTAAATACAGATGATGTAACTTGGGTAGTAGACCACCCATTCAGAGCAGACGGAAACACAGAGAATACACACAGTATAGATTTGGAAGCTGGTAGTTCTCAATATCTTTCTATCACAGACGCTAGTCAAACAGGACTGGATTTTACAACCGACTTTTCTATTGAGGCTTGGGTTAAATTAGAGTCTGCTCCAGCAACAGACGTGGAATATTGTATAGCTCAAAAATGGGAAGATTCTTCAGAGGGTTGGGTATTTGCTTATAGAGATAGCTCTAGTACGAAACAACTTCGTTTATTTTATTATGACGGAAGTACAAATATTACAATATCCACTTTCAACACAGACATACAAGCTGGACAGTGGTATCACGTCGCTGTAACAGTAGACATCTCTGCTTCCACAGCTAAATTTTATGTGAATGGAAAGGAGACAGCTGGAACTGCTGGTACGCAAGACGCAACAACTTTAGGAGACACTGCTCACCCATTCCAAATAGGAGCAAGGGCTACTCCGTCTAATTACTTTGACGGACTTATTCAGAATCTAAGGGTGTGGAGTGAGGAAAGAACTCACGCAGAGATACGACAGAATATGGGGGTACGAAATCCTGTAGACTCTAACTCTAAATTACAAGGTAATTGGTTATTTGATAATGACGCAACTGATAGCTCTAGTAATAGTAACGACCTAACTCCAAGTGGTAGCCCAGTCTATTCAGTAGACAGACTTTATAACTACGACTCTTTTTGGAGTGACGCAGATCCAGAAACAACATCGGTAGATGGACACGTTAAAGATGCAGACGCTAGTTGGAATACTGCTCACGATGAAACAAC